CAGGGATCAGGCCAGCAACCCGATATTTAACGTGGTATCGCCACATATGCGCGCTGGCTTTGGTCTGATCCCAGATCCAATCTCCAAGCACCGTCGCACTTCTCTCAATTGGATCAGGGATCAGTCTCAAGTAACAAAGGATGATCTGTCCAATAGCCTTGAGTCCTAATCCCAGATCCATTAGCTAGAAGTATCCAATCTTTGCTTACTTCAAGCGGCTAGCCATGTATAGCCAATGGATCAGGGATCAGTCGGGTATTGTACCAAGACGGCAACAAGTTGCGGTATGAGGCACAACCCCGAAGATCTCCCCCTTTATAGTTTTTAGAAGCGATAAAGGGATAATGAGGCTTCAGATTTGTATATTAACAGAATCTCCTATAATGTCAATGGACAAATTGTCGCAGTGGGGGCTTGAAGATGGGCGGGCCCACCCAAAAAAAGATTTAATTTGCCTTAATTTTGCCTTATTTATCTTATAATATCCTAGATAGAAAGCGAGGAATAAAATGTTTGGAAAAGATAAAAATGCAATCTTACACACTAACTTAATTGTTAAAGTTAGAAAGTATAAAAACGAGCAACCTTATTTTAGTTTTCATAATAACCCTGCAATAGCAGATGAAACTAAAGCAAGATTAACAGCAGAAAAATTAAATGAGTTAGCAGAATTGGACAAGGAAGAGAATTGGCAAACTCAATATTATTCTGTGTCATTAACTTTATAGAAAGAAATAATGCAACAGTTAAAGTTTAATTTTAGAAAACCAAGAAAGAAAAAAGACAATTCAAAAAATGGTGATGTATTTACTAATTGCAGGAATGATAGATGTAAAGCACCATTGTATAAGAATACAAGTCAATCAGATACGAGGTATTGTATGGATTGTTTATAACTACATATAGTGTGTCAAGTTAATTATTGGGATACTATAGAACTAATTGCCACAGTGATATAAATGTCACGCTACATATAGCGTGATATAAGTATCACGCAACAAGTGACATATATATCACAGTGGGGGCTTGATGATGGGCGGGCCCACCCAAAAAAAACAAATTACCTGCGACAGTTTGTCCATTGACATTTATAGGATATTATGTTATTATTCTTTTAACTTAACGAAAGGATTAAATGAATAAATGGAAACATTTTATTGTTTATTACTATGTTACTAAACCTATTAGTGTTGTTCATAAAAGATCAAAACTAATTAAAGCTATGAGTATTAAACACGCAAGGACTATATTTAGAAAAAAAGGACATGAACAAAAAATTGTGGAAATTGAACCAACAAAAGTATCTGGTGTTAGTTTTAATGATTTTTCAGTTTATGATCTTTAATAACAAATAGACTTCGTTGAGGACTTGACACGCTACATATAGCGTGTCAAGTTAAATGATAGGATCAATTGTCACAGTGACATAAATGTCACAGTGGGGGCTTGAAGATGGGCGGGCCCACCCAAACAAAAAAATATTTACAACCTATAAGTGTGTGACATAAATATCACAGCTTAAAATTAATTGTGGATAACTTTAATTTAACTATTGTAATTGTAGGATATTCTGTTATTATTCTTTTATATTAACTTAACGAAAGAAATATATGAAAGCAAATCAAATACTTGAACAGTTCGCAAAAGAAGTGATTGATTCAATGAAAAAAAATAATGGCAGATGGGAAAAAATGTTTGGTGAAAACATCAATGCATTTAATTCTACTACTAACAATAGATACAGAGGAATTAACCAGCTAATGTTATCTTTTACAAGTGAAAACAAAGAATATAAAAATAATATCTGGGCTAGTTATAAACAATGGCAGTCTTTAAATGCTCAAGTCAATAAAGGTGAGAAGGGAACAGGAATAGTTTTTTATAAACCAGCGAAATATGTTAGTAAGAAAACAGGAAACCCTGTTCCAGCTGGAACTATTTTAGACAATAAAACAGCAAAAAAATCTTGGTCTGTTTTGAGAAGTTCTACTGTTTTTAATGTGTCTCAAGTTGATTTGACTAACAGTGAATATAAAATACCTGTAAGAAAAAACAGTAAACAATATTCAATAAAAGAAATTGATTCTTTTATTACTTCAACTGCTATTGAAATTAAAAACGAGGATAATAACAGTTGTTATTATGTACCATCTAAAGATTATATTAACATGACACCAAAAGAATTTTTTAGAGATACAAAAGATTCTGATGCAACTGTTAATTATTATTCTGTTTTATTTCATGAGTTAACACATGCAACGGGTCATAAGAATAGATTAGATCGTAAAAATAAATTTGATGATCATAAAAAGTCTTATGCTTTTGAAGAGTTGATCGCGGAAACAGGTTCAATATTATTTGGTAAACATTTTAAGATTGAAAAAACAATTAGACCCAATCATGCGCAGTATCTAAATTCATGGATTAAAGCATTACAAAAAGACTTTAGCTTTTTAACAAGCGCCATCGCTCAAGCGTCAAGGGCTTTTGAATACTATGTAAAGTAAACTTCGTTAAGAAATAGCCTATGCAGTTTATGCATAGGCTATCCTACTTTATCCCATGCAATAACTGCATACATCTTGAGGTTGTAGTGGGGGCTTGAAGATGGGCGGGCCCACCCTAAATCAATAGAGGTACCACGTCCATTTCGGAATTTGAACCTTTCTCATTAGGCAATTACCCTTTGTCAAATAGGGGTCCCAATGTTTACCCTTTATAGTCAGATTTGGACGGTTAATGCCGCAAAAACCATTATCAAAAGTAACCCCTTAATCCGCCTTGATTTATACTAAAATAAGGGATAAATTTCTAAAAATTTCAAAAAAATTTTTCAAAATGCAAGTAGACATAGAAAAAATTAAAAAATTACCACCAGATCAAAGAGAAGACTTCATGAAGATGTACTTGAAGCATAACGAGATGACCAAAGTGGATAATGTTCAATCAAAATTTCTAAGTTTCGTAAAGCATATGTGGCCTGAATTTATAGAGGGACCCCATCATAAAATTGTTGCAGAAAAATTTAATTCACTGGCTGAGGGCACATTAAAAAGATTAATTGTGAATATGCCGCCAAGGCATACAAAATCAGAGTTCGCCAGTTCCTTGTTGCCAGCTTGGATGATCGGGCGTAATCCAAAATTAAAAATAATTCAAACGACTCACACAGGGGAACTTGCAATAAGGTTCGGTCGAAAAGCAAAAACACTTATTGACTCTCCTGAATATCAAGAAATTTTTAAAACAAGACTTAGAGAAGATTCGCAAGCTGCAGGAAGGTGGGAAACTGCTCAGGGTGGTGAATACTTCGCAGCTGGTGTTGGTGGAGCGATTACTGGTCGTGGCGCTGATCTTTTAATAATTGACGACCCGCACTCTGAGCAAGATGCCTTAAACATGACCGCTCTCGAGAGAGCGTATGAATGGTATACATCAGGACCACGTCAAAGGTTGCAGCCAGGTGGCGCAATTGTTTGTGTAATGACGAGGTGGAATACAAAAGATTTAACGGGAATGCTATTGCAGCATCAAAAAGAGGCAAAATCGGACCAGTGGGATCTAATAGAGTTTCCAGCGATTATGCCATCAGGTAAACCTGTCTGGCCACAATATTGGAATGCCAAGGAACTGGAAACTGTAAAGGCTTCTCTATCGGTTGGTAAATGGAATGCACAGTGGATGCAGAATCCAACGTCAGAAGAAGGAGCCATTATAAAACGAGAATGGTGGAAGAAGTGGACGGGAGAAAAACTTCCAAAGTTAGAGCACGTCATACAATCGTACGATACTGCATTCATGAAAAAGGAAACGGCGGACTTTTCTGCTATTACCACTTGGGGAGTGTTTCGTGAGAATGAGGACCGACCCGCTAATTTAATTTTAGTAGACTCTTTAAAGGGAAGATACGAGTTTCCAGAATTAAGAAGGAAGGCTCTAGAATCTTACAAGTACTGGCATCCAGAAACTGTTTTGATTGAAGCGAAGGCTTCAGGACTGCCTTTGACCTATGAGTTGAGGAACATGGGAATACCCGTTGTTAACTTTACACCGAGCAAAGGAAATGATAAACATACTCGTGTTAACTCGGTCGCACCACTATTTGAAAGTGGAACGATATGGGCGCCCACAAATAAAAATTTTGCACAGGAAGTAATTGAAGAATGTGCAGCGTTTCCTTATGGAGACAATGACGACTTAGTTGACAGCATGACACAAGCTGTTATGAGATTTAGACAGGGAGGATTAATTCCACATCCTGAAGATTATAAGGACGAGAAAAGACCCCCTAAGAAGTATAAATATTATTGGTAGATTATGGCAAGAAATTTAGAAGAACCAGGTGCAAATTTTAATCAGTTACTAGAGTTATCTTTAAACCTTGAAAACGCAAGAACCTTTGCAGGAACAGTTGCTGATGCATCTACAGAAATGGAACAGTCACCAGATTCTTTTTTAAGACCAGGTGAAACTTTAGAAGACTTTGATGTATCATTTAGAAAACCCAGTGCTGCTGGTGGCAGAGTAGGCTATCAAGAAGGAAAGATAGTACTTCCACAAGCTAAGCCTAAAGAAGCTGTTTTAAAAAATAAAATGGAAGATTTTGAAAGATCTGTGAATCTTGCTGTTATGGGTATAAGAGGTGGTATAGATAAAGATATTATGGTGGATATGTTGCAGAAAAAACAAAATGAAATAGGTGTTTCTAATACTGATGCTAAAAACATTATTCAAAATTTTATGCAAAGATTATCAAGAGGTTTAAAATCTAAAGGTGGCAGAGTAGGTCTTGCAGAAGGAGACACGCCTAGTCAAGCGTGGATGAGAAATAATTTTTTTGAGAGCGGTTATGATGATAAAGGTGTAATTACTTTAGATGATTATATAAATGGCGGACAGGGATGGCGTGATTATATGGAATATGGACCAGGTAAATCGTGACCAAGAAACTAACAACCACAATCCCACCAAAATCAGGTCCAATGCCTCAAGGGTTGAATATTAATGATAATACTGTTAAGAACATATCGGAGAAAATAAATGGCAGAAATAGACAAGTCTTTACCAAACGTAAAGCAAACAATAAACGTACCTAGTCCAGAAGAAGTAGAAGTAGATCAACAGGAAAAACTTATCGAGCAACAAGAAGCTGGTCAACCTGTTGAACAAATTGAAAACGAGGATGGTAGCATTGATATAAATTTTGATCCCAATGCTGTGAATCCTGGACAAGATGCTGGGCACTTTGCCAATTTAGCAGAATTACTTCCAGACAATATTTTAGATCCATTAGGTTCTAAACTTTATCAAGATTTTACAGATTATAAAACTTCAAGAAAAGAATGGGAGCATTCTTACATTAAAGGTTTAGATCTTTTAGGTTTTACTTACGAAGAACCAACAGAACCTTTTAGAGGAGCTTCAGGTGCAACACATCCAGTTCTTGCGGAAGCGGTAACTCAATTTCAATCATTAGCTTACAAAGAATTATTACCTGCAGAAGGTCCAGTTAGAACTCAAATATTAGGAATGCCTAATCCAGATAAAGAAGCTCAGGCGTTGAGAGTTAAACAATTTATGAATTATCAAATTATGGATCAAATGGATGAATATGAAGCAGAATTTGATCAAATGTTATTTTACTTACCACTTGCTGGTTCTGCGTTTAAGAAAATCTATTATGATGAAATAATGCAGAGAGCAGTTTCAAAATTTGTTCCTGCGGATGATTTAGTGGTTCCGTATACAGCTACCTCATTAGATGATGCGGAATCGATCATTCATATCGTTAAAATGTCAGAAAATGAATTAAGAAAACAACAGGTGGGAGGATTCTATAGAGATTTAGAATTGAATCCATCTTTCTTAAGTGAAACAGATGTTGAGAAAAAGGAAAGAGATTTAGAAGGAGTTTCTAAGGGAAGAGACGATAGAATTTATACATTATTAGAATGTCATGTTAATTTAGATTTAGATGGCTTTGAAGATAAAGATGAAACAGGCGAACCTACAGGAATAAAACTTCCTTATCTTGTAACTGTTGAAGATGGTACAAGAAAAATTTTATCTATTAGAAGAAACTATGAAGTAGGGGATGTACTAAAAAAGAAAATTCAATATTTTGTTCACTTTAAATTTTTACCAGGACTTGGTTTTTATGGTTTTGGTTTAATACATATGATTGGTGGACTATCTAGAACAGCAACAGCAGCATTGAGATCAATGCTAGATGCAGGTACCTTGTCTAATCTACCTGCAGGCTTTAAAATGCGTGGCATAAAAATGAGAGATGAAGCACAAGCTATTCAACCAGGTGAATTTAGAGACGTAGACGCACCAGGTGGAAATTTAAGAGATGCTTTCATGCCATTACCTTTTAAAGAACCGTCAGCTACACTATTACAACTTATGGGAGTCGTGGTACAAGCAGGGCAAAGATTCGCATCTATTGCCGATATGCAAGTAGGAGATGGGAATCAGCAAGCGGCCGTGGGCACGACAGTAGCTTTGTTGGAACGAGGATCCAGAACAATGTCGGCAATTCATAAAAGATTGTACGCGGCAATGAAAAGAGAATTTAATTTATTGGCAAGAGTTTTCAAATTATATCTACCTCCGATATATCCATACGATGTCGTTGGCGGTCAAAAACAAATTAAGCAAACTGACTTCGATGATAGAGTAGATATATTGCCAGTTGCAGATCCAAATATTTTCTCTCAAACTCAAAGAATATCCCTCGCACAAACGGAGCTGCAATTGGCTACATCAAATCCGCAACTTCATAATCAATATGAAGTTTACAGAAACATGTACGAAGCTTTAGGAGTAAAAGATATTGACTTAATTTTGAAAAAACCACCACAACCAACTCCAAAAGATCCTGCATTAGAACACATTGATGCAATGGCTGGAAATAAGTTTCAAGCGTTTCCTGGACAAGATCACAGAGCGCATATTACAGCGCATTTAAACTTTTTAGCAACCAACATGGTTAGAAATGCACCAATGGTAGCTGCCGCTATTGAAAAAAACTGCCTAGAACATATTTCTTTGATGGCACAAGAACAAATTGAGCTAGAATTTAGTGAAGAAATGAAGCAATTAGCGCAAATGCAGCAAATGATGCAACAAAATCCGCAAAATCAGCAGGTTCAGAACGAAATGATGGCTTTACAGCAAAAAATTGAAGCTAGAAAAGCAACTTTGGTCGCAGAAATGATGGAAGAATACGCAAAAGAAGAAAAAGCGATAACTTCACAATATGATAATGACCCAATTGCTAAATTAAGAGCTAGAGAGCTTGATATTAGAGCAATGGACAATGAGAAAAAACAAAGAGAAGCAGAAGCAAGGTTGAATTTAGATAAAATGAAGGCTTTGATGGCACAAAACATTCATGATGATAAATTGGATCAAAATGAAGAATTAGCAGAATTAAGAGCCGATACTTCAATTGAAAAACAAGAAATGGCGAATGAAAATAGATTGACACTCGCTAGAATGAAGCCTAAAACAAATGGAAGGGGACAATAATGACAAGAGGACTAGGATATGCACCAACAGGGAAATCTAGAACTATTTCTACACCTGATGCAAGCAAAAACAATAAACCTGCTCCAGTTAACAGAGATAAAAAAGATACAAATCCTGTTAAAGGAACAAGAGCGGCTAGACCACAAAAAGATGTAACTTGGTACTAATATGGCATTTCCAATATTTGGTGCGTTAAAGCTCGCTTTAAACGCTGGAACGCACATTTATAAAAAGCGTCAAGAGACAAAAATGGCTATGGCGGACGCTCAACACATGGCGGCTACGAAAATGGCCCGTGGGGAGACGGCATACCAGGGTAAACTTTTAGAAGCCCGTCAAAACGATTATAAGGACGAGGTAGTTTTAGCGATTCTCACACTGCCCATTTTGGTGCTCGCATATGGGGTGTGGTCAGACGATCCTGCGGCAATGGACAAGATAAAGATGTTTTTTGACCATTTCCAGGCGCTTCCGAGCTGGTTTACAAATTTATGGATCCTTGTCTGCGCGAGTATTTTTGGGATAAAGGGGACTCAGATATTTAGGGGTGGTAAAAAATAATGCCTTTTAAGTCAGAAAAACAAAGACGATATATGCATGCTAACCACCCTGAAATCGCAAAGCGATGGGAGAAAGAGTATACAAAAGGTGGAAGAGTAAAACTTAATACTGGTGGATATATTGGTAAAAGTATTCAAGGTAAATATGATGGAGTTAATCTATCAAATCCATCGTATAAGAAATATTATAAAGGACTAGTATAAGTGGATCCATTAGTAGTCGTTGCTAAATTACAAAAAGTATTACAAGAAAATCTTCAACGTGTTGGCGAAACCATGCTTAATGGAGGTGTTGACAATATGGAGAAATACAACTATATGTTAGGACAGGCACGTGCATATCAGTACGCGCTTCAGGAAATCTCTAACCTGCTAAAAAATAAGGAGCAAAAAGATGAACAAGGAAATGTTATCGACATCGGAAAAGGAAGTTCCAAAAATTAGGAGCGCCTTAACTGAAAAATATAGATCAGAGGAAAGAGAACCTCTAAATCCAGAAAATATTCAAAAGCAAAAAGACCAGTTGCCTGAACCTAGTGGCTGGAGACTTTTAGTTTTACCTTTCACACCGAAAGAAAAAACTAAAGGTGGAATTTTAATTGCACAAGAATCATTAGAGAAATTACGTATCGCAACGAATTGTGGTTACGTTTTAAAAGTAGGTCCGTTGGCTTACTATGACAAAGAAAAATATCCAACGGGACCGTGGTGTAAAAAAGGTGA